TAGTTTTTTCTACTTTTGTCTATGTCATCATCAGACCATTCTTCTTCAGAATAAGACATCATATTACCACTTATAATTTCATTAATAATATGGTTAATATCAGTATTAATATGGTTTATTATGTTGGTAAAATCGTTATCTTCTTCATCATCATCGTTGTTACCATATGACATATATGTCCTATTACCAGTGTCTTCACACTCTTTTTGCGTATTGTATGCATCTTTGATGAATTCATCTGGGTCAGATATGGTTAAAATTAAATTTCTAGGTATACCAACTACGTTATTCTGACAGAATTCCATCCAGTTGTTTAGTACTAAAAATTCTTTTTTAATTAAATATAGAGGATTAACAGATTCGGTACTAATAATACCATTAATAGACATTGGTCTTTCTAAAAATAATTTGGTTGTGTTTGATCCAGATACCTTTGCTATCAGTCTTTCTCCGTTAACCAATCGGATAACCCTGTATCCATCATCTTTTTTTGTCTTGTGGCCTTTATTAGTCATTAACTAGATCCTCCAACAATTATACCATATTTATAAACGCCGTTTTATAAGAAAAATTTTCTGATTCATATATCTTTAGACGTTCTTTATAGTGTCTATAGGTATGGTTTTTATATTTTTTCCAACAGATGTCGTCTGAGATGTCGTACAAACGTGCTTTTTCTTTATGTTTGGACTTCCGAAGTTGCCTACCGATTGATTGTAATACACGGATTCTTGACTTAGAAGGGGAAGCAAAGACAATGTTGTGCAGTTTCCTGATAGAGATGCCTGTTGAAAAAGTTCCATACGATGCGACGATGATTGCATTATTTTTGTTCTCCATTGCTTTTCGTATTTTTTCTCGTAGTTCGGTTTCTGTTCCACCATAGATAAAAAATACGTCTTTTTCGGGACAATTTTCTTTTATTTGTTCATACAGTGGTCTACCATGCTTTGCTACATACTGAAACAACACAAGAGTGTTACCCTTTAAGGACTTAGACAACTTAGTTATAAAATTATTTCTTGCATCACACTCCATAATAGCACTTATTTCTTCTTGGTATGTTACTCGTTTATATTTCTGTCTAAAATCGTGTGAATGTTTTAACAAAATACACTCAATCTCAAAATCAGATAGTATTTCTTTTTTTATAAGATCACTTGTTGATGCAACTTTATAAACCAAACCAAATAAGCCTTCAATAATTAACTTATGACATTGTGTACCGTCAAGGGTGCCTGTTGTACCAACTCGATATTTACAATTACCAAGTTTAGTCATAATAGATGTAAGAGACTTTGCTTTAAACAGATGACACTCATCACCAAATACAACACCAAAATTATCAAAATATTTTTTCTCCATTTTATGGATAGACTGCCATGTAGATATTACTACCCGTTTATTAGGGTCTATTTTGTCTTTACCGGCTGTAACTGTATGACACTCTTTTGAAACATCCCAATCTTCGTCACCACTTGAATAATCTCCAAAATCGCTATGCATTTGCGATACCAAGGAAGTGGTGGGGACGATAATAAGAAGTTTTTTAGAGGGGTCAAGGGTATCACTGTAGTATCTTAGAAGTGCGTATATCATTAAAGACTTCCCCGACCCTGTTGGAGACAACAAAAGACATCTATCATTGTTTATTACATGAGAAACAGCATCAATTTGATGATTCATCGCAAGAATCCTGCCCCCATTTATCTGAGGTTTAAGATAGTTATTAATATAATTTTTAACTAAGTCATAACTTATTGCTCTATGTGGTTTGGGGCAGTACCCATCTATTTCGTATCCACGATCACTACAGAATCTGTAAAGATAGTCATATAACCCAACATATAATTCCTGTGTATGGATATTAAACAATTTGATCTTACCATCCCACCGTCTACTTTTGTATGAGGGCATATATTTAGCGCCAGGAACCGTAAAAGTAAAAAACTGTGATAACTCTTTAATTATACCTCTATCATCACACTCAACCTTAAGGTTTACACTATCTTTTTCGTGTACCTTTATCATTATTAAAAACCACCTGAGGTAAATTTTCTCCATTCAATGGCATTTCTAATCTTCCAGTGTCTTGTGTTAAGTTCTTTTAGTATTTCTTCAAGAAATTCTAATTTTACTTCATGATATGCAACTCTATCTCTAACCAGTGACAACTCTTTGTCAGAATCAAGATAAATGTTCATGTCTTTTTTAAGAACATTCAGTTGAAACGGCTCCCACCCATGCTCATCCAATGTTTCCTTGTCCATTTTACCAGTATAATATTCCCATTTTAGACGATATAGAATATTTTTCTCTGATATCAGTTTCCTTAATATTAGTTTTTCATCTTGTAACAGGTTTAAATACTTGTTATGAAGTTGAGGTAGTTTCATTGATTCGACATCTAGTTCCGTACCATCAATATCAGCATCTTCTTTAGACATTTTTTTGATTTTGTCAAAATCCATACACATTCTCCATGATAAACTTCTTAATGTTTATTATACCACAATGGCTTCGTCAAATCAACTTTTTTATAGTTTTACAACCGAATAGGAATCAAATGCAAATGTAACATCAACATTTAAAGCCTCTAAATCTGTTACTGCACTGTCAAACTCCACTGCACCTAAAGAAGAAGGCCAACAATCTTTAAAAGTTATTTCCACATTTGGATTCATACCGTTTGTTAATATAACAAGTCTTGCATCTGATTTATGATCGGATTCTGGAACTATAACCTCTCTAAAATCTTCAAAAGCCGATATGTCCCTCATCCAATCATGAATCGCTCTCCAGTTTTCCATATCTTCATCAAGTAAAAACCTAATGGTTAAATCACCATATGTTGGTTTGCTAACTATTTCTTTAATGTCTGCAAACATGTTTGGTCGTTCTATTGGTGATAAATCTATGCTAGGTAAATTTACTGCTTGACAAAAATATGTAACAGCAGGAACTCTACCAAGATAAAATCTAAAACATGTTGGATGAAGATAACTAGTGTTGCTAGGTTGTCTTACATTTATGTCTGAAGATGTTGGTGGAACGCCTGGAAGATCAGAACCTGTAATGCCAGCGGTTATCGCCATATTACTTTAGACCTAAAAACCCTTCTGCACTGGTGCCAGTTGCTCTAACTCTGGAAATTCCAATCGGGTAAACTACACCTGCTGTAAGGTTTATTTTGCAGTTTGTCCCACCGTTACCATTGTGCATGGGGTCAATGTAGGCGGTGCCACCAGTATTAACTATAAAACCTTTATACCCATATTCACCAGTGCTGTCGTGCGGGGTTATTGTTTCTACTCTACTATACATGTCATATGCCATTTGTTTTATAAACTCCTATCTGATGTTAATTAAAAACTTCTACTCAGTATTTATACAAAAAAGGGGTGTTCCCGAAAGAACACCCCAATTTTGAATTTAATAACTATTAACCAGAATTAAGCGGTTAGACCACCGTGTAGTGAGTCAACACGGAAAATTCTGTAGTATTGATTTCTACGGTTCGCGGTACTGTCTGATGGATCAGAGTAACTAGCACCAACGAATGGGTTGTTTACCAATCCATATCGAGTCTTGAAACCAATCTTAGGTTGGAAACTGTTCTCACCAACTGCACGTACCATTTGTAGTGGAACGTATGGGCAGTAGAATAGACCAGCATCGTAAGCACCTGAACCACGATAACCAACAACAACATAGTTAATTGAAGCATATGGGTCAACATAGACCTTAATGCGACCACCACCGATAGTACCTGCAAGGGTATTACCAGCATCATCAACATTTAGGTTTCCAGCATCACCACCAGATAGTTGCAGGAATCCACCCATTGCGAGAGCGGAAGCAACATCTGAGGAACATAGAACTATGTTACCTTTACCACGACGTGTATCTTTAGCAATTTGGTTTGCTTCACGTTCGATTTGGAACAATAGACCACGGAAGCGTTCTGCACTCCATCGACCATCTGAGTCCAATTGTACATCGTAAATACCACCGATACTAGTCGCAGCCGTAGCACCGAAGTTTGCAGCACTAGCACCCAGAGTATCTGAGTCACTAGCACCACAGAAGGTTAGGTCGCTATTTTGTGCACCAAGTTTAGCACCAACGTAAATCGTTCGGATAACCTCACGATTGATTTCAGAAAGAACCTGAGTACTAAGAATATTAGCAAGTTCAGTTTCTGCATCAAGACCGTGAACTGCTTTCAAATCTTGAGCGAGTTCAGTAGTGTATTCTGCTTTCAAAGCACGTGATTTTGCTGTAACTGATGTACGAGCAATTTCGAATGCCATTTGATTGAACGCAGTTTCACCTTCAACTGCAGTCGTGCTCATACCACCACCGGGCTCAGCAGCATTTGTTGCACCAAGTCCCTGAGTTGTACCTGCACCCAATGGGTCAGTATCATCAGCACCATAAGCGGCTGTTGCACCACTAAAGTCAGTGTCAATATTGATTGGCCATGCTTCTGTACCACCTTGACTTGTATATTTTGCTTTTAGTGCAAAAATAAGTCCAGTAGGTCCAGTCATTGGTTGAACACCACATATGTCGTATGCCATCAAGTTAGGCATCGCACGACGTACTAGTGAAATTAATACGGGATCCCAAGTTGCAACACCACCAGTTGTAGGTGCGGCTGCGATTTTATTAGCAGGTTGCTCATAAAGCACATCTGCTGCCATTGCTTGCTCTTGATTTTCGAGCAAGATTGCTGTTACGTTTCTCCGATAGTGATCTCTAATTGGTTCACAATCAACGTGATCCAAAATTGGTGACCATTTTTCCTTTAACTGCTCAGCAATAGCAGTGGGATCGGGTGCGAATTCATTGATAAGCATATTTGATTCTCCTCTAAGTTACTTATCTTTTATTTATAAAAGAATTATTATTTAAAAAACATATCATAATCAATAGTTGTTGTGTTTACTCTCTCTGTCCATGTATGCAGAGTATCTTTTTATTTCCTGTGACAAAAACTTAGCATCTCCTGATGTATCTTCAAGCATAGTATCTTCTTCTCCAAACTCGTTAAGAAGACTACTTGCTCTTGAAACTTGTGGTTTAGCACCAAAATAAGATTCTTTTAAAACATTCAATTTATTTCTAAATTGGTTAGTAGTTCTATATTCAATACCTTCTGCTAATTTTGCTAGTTTTTCTCTCTGTGTATGAACAAGACTGTTAGAAACTTCATTGAACACCTCTGAACAGTCAGCATTACTTAAAGATCTATTAAGTGCAACATTCTTTTGAATTTCTTCATTAACTTTACTTTCAAGTTCACCAATTTTATCCTCTAGGTCTGTTACTACATCATATTTTTCGTCGGGCATGTCAATATAGTGTGCTTCAAATAGGTTCTTAAGCCCCATCA